CGGTCACGCTGTTCGTTCTCCTTCCATCAGCCCGTGAGCTGCCGCACGGCGGCCACCACAGGGCGGGTGTCTTCGATGTGGTCGTCGAGGCGTTCGGCGACAGACAGTCGCTCGCGCCGTTCGTGGCCGATCTCTTCGCGCAGGGCCGTGAGGTCGCGGTTGTGCCGCTCCTGGCCGTCGATGACCTGGTCGATCCGGGACATCACGGAGTCGAGGTCGTCTCGTAGGTTCGTGCTGTGCGTGTTGGCGACGTGGTCTCGCGCCACTTGCACGTTCTCGCGTACTTCGCTCATCGCGTTCGCCTGGCGCCGCATCATCTCGATGAGGATGCCGACGAGGGCGACACCTACGGTGCCGCCCGTCGTGACGACTGCAACTTGCACACTGGGGTCCATGGCCATCGCGGTCACGACAGCTTGGACTCCAGGCGAGCCAGCCGCTCTTCGAGATCTTCGATCTGCTCGGCCTGGCGCTGTACGACCGGGACCAGGGCGATCCCGAGGAGGTCGTACCGAAGCCCGTCCACCTCGCCGTCGAGGTAGTTGATCAGCCAGGGGAACTGCTCCTCGACCTCTTCCGCGATCAGGCCGACCTCGTCCTTGCGGGGCTCACCCTTCCCCTCAACCGGCTTGCGGTCGTAGATGACCGGGCGCAGCTTGGCGAACGCCTCGGGGTCGATCTCGAAGTCGCGGACGTTCTCCTTGAACTTGATCGAGGAGGTGTTCCGGGCGAAGGTTCCGTCACCCTCGACCCACACCGCGTAGTACGTGCCCGAGCCGGACACCGAGTTGGCGTGCGGCTTCTTCGAGCCGTTGGCCCAGGAGATCGTGTCGCCCGACTCCAGGTAGCTGGAGTGGGAGTGCGAGGACGGGGCGAACGTCGAAGGCTTCGAGGTGATCGAGGTCCAGGAGTGCGAGTGAGTCGACGGCGCGAAGGTGCTGGGCTTCGACGTGATCGAGTTCCAGTCGTGCGAGTGCGAGCTCGGCGCGAAGGTGCTGGGCTTGTCGGTGATGTCGGCCCACAGGTGGGTGTGGCTGGCCGGACTGAAGCTGGACGGCTTGTTGGTCAGGGTCGACCAGTCGACCGCCTGCGTCAGGTTCGCCCACGCCGTCCCGTTCCAGAACTCCCAAGTGTTGTTCGACTGGTTGAAGCCCAGGCGGCCGATGCGCGGAGAGCTCGGGCGCGTGTTGGTGGTCCAGCCGCCAACCGTGTTTCCGAGGAACTGGCGCTCACCCTGGACGGACGCGGCCGAGATCGAGGTCACGTTGGCGCCGACCGCGACGGTCGCGAGGCCGAACTCGTAGATGCCCGTGTCGGTCTGGGTCAGGGCCGGAGGGGTCTGGGACCCGGCCGTGCCGGGCTTCACGGCGAGAGTGATGGAGTTGGCTACCGGGTCCAGCTTCAGGACCACGCGGTCGACGCGGGACGAAGTGTTCGACGCGGCGATGGTCAGCGTGTCCGTCGCCGACGAGTAGACGGCGTGACCACGGATGATGGCGAAGCCGGGGCTGACCTTCACGGTCATGCCGGTGCCGTCGGCGTACGTGTAGAACGAGGTGCCTCCGACGCCGTCCGCGACGCCCGTGCTCTGGAACTCTCGGAAGAGACGCGAGTAGTCGGTCTCGGTGACAGCCTGGCTGTCGAAGGGGTAGGACGTGATCGCCACTTGGAGGGCCTCCTCGGGTTACAGGGTGAAGGTCGCAGTCAGGCGCAGGTTCTTGCCCTGCGTGATCGACTGGTTGTACGTGACGGTGCGGATGTAGACGCCTCCGGACGTGTTGATGTACCCCTCGCCATCCACTGCCCCGTCCCCGTAGACGAAGTTGATCGTCGTCGGGGGGCGGTAGCCAGAGGGGAGAGTGGCGATCATGGTGTCGGCCAGGTTGCCCGTGCCAGAGACGGGCGCCAGGGGGTTCACGGTCCCGGAGACGGCCGGGTCATCCCAGCCGTTGAAGACCAGGTAGGCGTGAATCATGCAGACGCCGTTGATCTTGCTTCCGTAGAAGCTGTTCACGCCGAAGTTGTCCGCAGCCACCAGGCCGGACGTGGTGGTGATCGGCGTGGGGTCTGGCGCGACCGGGGGAGGGTAGAGTCCTGCTCCCACTTGCACACTCCTTACGCGAGGGCAGCCCAGAAGCGGTTCGCTGAACGCTGCATGCTGGAGACGGTCAAGGACGTGTACGAGCTGTTCTGGCTGGACGCGTCGTAGACGCCGAAGAGCCTGGTGTTGGTCAGGCCGAAGGAGTTCGGCGGGGCGGCAGCGCTGTTCTCGTACTGAAGCAGCTCGGGCCCGTCCACCGGCGCGGTGGTGTAAACGAACCGCCACACGATGTAGTACAGGCCGGGCTGCAAGACGGTCGGCGTCACTGGGACGTAGGCCGCATCGCCACCGGCAGTCGCAACCGTCGCGGGCCTGTTCGCTCCGGTGTGGATCGCGTCGTTGAAGAGCACTCGCGTACCGGAGGAGCTGTAGACCGCCGCCCAGGAGTTGGCGAGCAGGCCGCCCGCATACCCCCGGAAGTGCCACACGATCTTCGAGATCGACTTCGGCTCGCGCAGGTACACCCCGGTCACTCGGGCGTTCGTCGTGCCCGAGTAGGCCCCGGTCGACTGGCAGGCTGCCGGGTTCGAGGACCAGGCCGCCAGGCCCAGGTCTTCCGGCTGGAGCTCGTTGCCTCGGGGCGAGAGCCTGAAGACCGTGCCGTCACCCTGCTTGATGTAGGGCAGGCTGTTCCGTGCGTAGAGCAGGGCGCCCTCGTTCGGGAGGGCCGGCTCGTAGCTGATGTTGCGGATGCCGTGCGGCCCGCTGGTGGTTGCCTTCGCGTCGCCGAGCGGACCGTTGTCGCCGAAGGTGGTCTGCGCCCACTTGCGGCTGATCGACAGGCCGTTCAGGTTGAACGTGCCGTCGTCCTTCCGGGAGAAGATCCGGAAGTCGGAGCCGCTCCCGTCAGCAGGCTCGGCCGTGTTGTCGGCCTGGATCGACCAGCGCTTCACGTCACCGGACTTGAAGGAGTACTCGCGGTACGTACCGGCCGCACCATCCACGCTGAGCTCGCCGCTGAGCGTCCCGCCCGTGGTGGGCAGGGCGCCGACGTCCGAGGCGGCCAGGACGACCGCGCCGGTCTTGGTGTTGACCGAGGAGACAGCGCCTCCACCACCACCGGCACCGAGCTGGATGACCGTGCCATCCGCCTGCCTGACGTAGCCGACGCCACCCTTCGAGTAGAGGAAGACGCCGCCCGCGGTGGTAGCCGGGTCGGCCGCCTGGTCGCGGATGCCGATGGCCCCAGCGGAGGTGACCTGCGCCAGGCCGTGGTGGATCGTCGTGCCGAAAGTGATCGTGCCGTCCGACCGCTTGGCGTGGATGACGGTCTTGTTGAACGAGCCGTCGTCGTTGCGTGCGGACAGGCGGAAGTCGGAACCGGCAGCCGAGCCGGCCTCGGCGACGTCGTCGACCTGGGCCTCCCAGCGGCTGACGCCATCGGTCAGCCACCGGTAAGCGCGGTAGTTGCCCGCCGACTTGTCGATGTTCATGTACGTCGCGCTGAGCGTGGCGTTGGCCTTGCTCGGCAGCGACTCGACGACCTGGAACTTCTCGGCGCCGTTCGAGGTCTGCGCCCACAGCTTGCCGGCCTTCGAGTAGAGCTGAGCCCCCAGGCCGGTCGTGGCTGGGTCGGCCATGTCCCGCATGCCGATGGCTCCGTTGACGCTGAGCTTCACGCCACCCTGCGAGCTGTTGGCGATGCCGATGGTGACCTGGCCGGAGGTCCGCGAGATCCAGATGGGATCGTTGATCTTCGTGGTGCCGTCGTCGGCGAAGGCTTCCACCCACAGGTCGGAGCCGACGTTCGAGCCGGACTCGGTACCGGCCGAGCGGACCTTCCAGCGCAGGGCGCCGTTCTTCTTGAAGTTGAGGTCCGGGTCGCCCGAGGTGTCGTTGATGCTGGCCGAACCATCGAAGGTCGGGTCGGACGGGATCGTGCCAGGCGGACCCTGCGGGCCCGTGAAGCCGGAGATGGCAGGCTCCGGGATTACAGAGAAGCCCATCAGGCTGTCACCTCCACTCCGCTGATGAAGTACGAGCAGCTCGTCGTGTTGCCCTGGATCTTGATCGTGTCGCCCGCGTCCATCACCTGGGAGATGTCGAGCGTGAAGATGCCGTTACCGGGGAGTGAGGTGTTCGGAATGATCGCCAGCCCGTTGAGCTGGAGCAGGATCGTCGCCGCGCTGGTGCCCGAGTTGGCCACCACGATGTTCGTCACGATCGTCGTCGTGCTGGCCGGCACCGTGTAGACGCTTGTCAGCGTCGTCGAAGTGTTGCCTCTGGACAGGCGCTTCGGCGTGTTCGCCATCGCTTACCACACCCCCATGATTTGCATGATCTGATCGGACGGAGAGGAGCCGCCG